GGCGAATCGCTCGCTAATGTCACCGAGCAAGTCCATACATATGGGATTCCTTGAGCCAGTTTTGAATTTCCTAAATTTCCTATGCGGGCCAGTTCGGTTGCAGGAAATCTATCAAGCCCGAAGGATGCATTTTTTGGAAGTGATACCACACTGGGAACAAGCACACGATTTGAGCCATCTTACAAGGATTTAGTTCTTGGCATTGGACCATATCAACTTGACTCTACTGGCGACCCGGATTCCGTCGCGGCTCAAGAATATGCCTCCCACTTTACGCTGGAAGATTTGACGCGATATACTGGTTCGGCTGCGGCAACCTCACCCCTGACACCAGCCGCAGGAATGACATCATCGACTGATGTATATTATTATAGCGGCTCTCGTGGGTTCGGTAACTCTTTAGCAATTACTGGAACCAATACATGGAATTCAGTTCTTCAAGCAGGTTTTGATTCCTTTACACTTCCACTAATCGGCGGAAACGATGGACTAGACCTTACTGAAGCCGACCCTTTCCGAAACACTATTTGGGGACCAAATGGATCTTCCGGTGTCAACGCTACTGAAATAGGAAGCTACACTTTCAATTCAATGAAGATTGCGATTGACACATGTGCTGACCCTGAAGTTGTAGAATGTAACCTAATGTCCGCACCGGGCTTAATCAATATTGGCTTAACTGACCACTTGATTAAGACTTGTGAAGACCGTGCGGATACATTGGCTGTCATTGATATTCCGTATGGATATACTCCAACAGCGGAAGATGACGCAACGGCACAGCTTCGCGGCGGAAATATAGATCGCGCAATTACTTCGCTGGAAGAACGAGGCTTGAATTCAAGTTACGGTTGCACTTATTATCCCTGGGTTCAAGCCAGAGATACCGAGAATGGTCAAACTTTTTGGTGCCCACCGTCTGTGGCAGCATTAGGAACCTTTTCAAGCGCACAACGAAAGTCTGAAGTTTGGTTTGCACCAGCAGGATTTACAAGAGGCGGCTTAACTGAGGGCTCTGCGGGAATTCCGGTCGTAAATGTAAAACAAAAGCTTACGTCTAAAGATCGAGACAACCTTTATGAAGTAAATATTAATCCTATTGCTTCATTCCCCTCTGAAGGGATTGTGGTGTTTGGTCAAAAGACTCTACAGACCACACAATCTGCTTTGGATCGGGTGAATGTGCGTAGGTTGATGTTACACATAAAGAAGAACGTTTCTCGCATCGCTTCACGGTTATTGTTTGACCAAAACACTCAAACAACTTGGGATCGATTTACGGGTCAAGTGACACCATTTCTCAATGGCATTGTCGCGGGACAGGGATTGACAGATTATCGTGTGGTTCTAGATGAATCAACGACCACACCAGATCTTATTGATAGAAATATCATGTATGCGAAGATTTTTCTCAAGCCTGCCCGAGCAATTGAGTTCATCGCAATTGATTTTGTAATTACAAGCACAGGAGCATCTTTTGAAGACTAATCCCAGATTAGATACTAATTAGGATAGGAGAAAATAATAAATGGCATTTTGGCAAAACCCAGAACTGGAACCTAAAAGAGCGTATAGGTTCCTTTTAACAGTGGCAGGAGAGAACAATGTAATTCCTACCTTCTTGATCTCAAAAGTGAATAAACCTTCGTTTTCAATTACAGAGAGCGAACACAAGTATTTGAATCATACGTTTTATTACCCCGGTCGAGTACAATGGAACGAGGTTTCCTTTACGGTGGTTGATGTTATTTCCGCTACGGCTAATGGAGCCCAAGCAGTGATGAAGATGCTTGAATCATCGGGATATCAAATTCCTGTAAATGATGGCGTAACTGCAACAATCTCTAAAGCTAAATCAGTCAAGGCACTTGGAACAATCACTATTCATCAACTAAATTCCGATGGAACGGTTGTTGAAGATTGGGTTCTCAATAATGCTTGGATCAAGGATGTCAAGTTCGGCGACCTCGACTATGGTAGTGAAGAAATGCAAAACGTTGACATTACGGTCAAATATGATAATGCGTATATTAACGTCTATGAGGGCGCTGGAAAGCTGCCAACCAACGCGCAAGGCGCAAATTAATTTATAACATAACAAAGAGGTGTATATGCCAAGAAACGAGGATCGACTCGGGGCTAAAGATCAAACCGGCGCGGAAGCGCCACCCATAACAGAAAAAAGTTCAATTTTAGATTTTGTATTACCAACGGAATTTGTTGATTTACCAACAAAGGGCTGGTTTTACGCTGAAGACCATCCCTTGCACGGTAAGGAGTCCATTGAGATTCGTTATATGACTGCCAAGGATACAGATATTCTTACGTCAAAATCACTATTAAAGAAGGGAGTAGCCGTTGATCGGATGCTTCAAAATATTATAGTTGATAAAGGTGTAAAAGTTGATGATTTATATTCAGGTGATAAAAACGCAATACTTATTGCGGCTAGAATAAATGGTTTTGGACCCGACTATAAAACAAAGGTGACGTGCCCATCGTGTGGTAATGTCTCCGATCATTCATTTAACTTAGAAGAAGTAAAGTGTGAAGATTTTGAAAATGAAGCCAGTATTTCTATTGGTGGAACTTTTAAGATTGAATTACCTGTAACTCAAGTTACGGTCGAATGTCGTCTCCTGACAGGCGGCGATGAAAAGAAAATGTTCAATCAATCTGAGAAAAGAAAAAAACACAATCTTCCAGAAACAAATCTGACAGATCAGTATAAGTTATTTATTGTCTCCATCAATGGGGAAACGGATAGGGGGTTGGTAGAAAAGTTCGTTGATCTTATGCCTGCTCGCGATGCAACTCATCTCAAGTCAAATTATGAAAAGGCTTCGCCCAATGTTGATTTGAGCCACGATTATTCGTGTGATAGTTGTGACGCGGACACACAGATAAACATACCCTTTTCTGCCAACTTTTTTTGGCCTAACGACTGAATACGTTGAGTATACCTATGAACAGTTTTTCATCTTAAAATATCACGGTGGTTGGAGTTTTATCGAGGCATACAGCCTCCCAATTCAATTGCGTGAATGGTTTGTAAATCGCTTGGCGAAACAACTAAAAGACGAGAAAGATCATATGGACTCCGAAATGAGAAAATCCAAATCTCGAAGTTAGCAATTATAGACCTCCTCCACCGGCTTTTTATTTCATAGGACTACTATTTATATATGAGGTAGTATGTCCATGGAAGACTTGAAAGAAGAAGAAATTTCTCCTATTATAATTGACTTAACTAACGGAGATAAACTTGACGAGAGTTGGTTGAGGATGTTGGGCTTTGGAATTGAATCCATATTGGGTGCCATGTTTGGTGGCAGTTCTGTGCCAGTTCAACTCAAGGGCAACCCCAGTGATATTCGTTCGTTTACCACCGCAATTGGGCGCGAAAAGAGATATATGGATTCGCTTCGCACTTATGGTTTAGACAACCCTCGCACCTATAGAAGCAAGTCAAAACTCAAACAAGCCACTACCGCATTTACTAGAAAGACTGGCTTGAAATGGCCCTTTAAATAAGATAAGATATCATGGCTAATGACATCAACACTTTAAAAGATCGAATTGCAAAACTTGAAAAACAAGTTGCAAAACTTACAGGCGAATCTTTTGAAATTGATGGAACGCGAGCGGCGAATTTGAAAGATTCGGTTGACCAGCTACAAAAAAAATATGATATAGAAAATAAAATTAAAGAACTCAAGGGCGAAATCATAAAAGACGATGATACATTACTAAAATTAGCGCAAGATAAGGTAGATGTAGCTGCAAAATCTGTGTCTTATTATCAAGATAAATTAGCTAGCGGGGAAGCACTCAAGGATCAAGAATATGAATCTCTGAAAACTGCCAATCTTATATTAGATATGCAGAAGAAAATTTTAAAAACCGAAGAAGACGAAAGAAAAGTAAAAGATAAAGCGGCTGAAAAAAGAAAAAAGCCAAGTTGAATCAGCAGAAGGACTTGCGATCAACCTTGGTAGATCCATAGGTCTTGCTTCAAAATATCAAGAATCCTTTATGGGAAAAATGTCGGAAACCTTGGACGGACTGGCTAACAATGTCGAGGCACAGAAAAAGTTTAAGAAACAAATAAAAGAAACTTTTCATCCTATGAACTTGCTCGCAGGAACAGCAGCCAAAGTATTTCAATCAACCATGGCAGCCGCCCTTTCCTATGATCAAGCCGCAACTTCTTTTAATGCGGCAACCGGCGCGGCTGGTGAATATAATGATGCCATTCAAGATGCAAGTCGAGGCATGATGCATTTGGGAGTTGGTGCATCTGAAGCTGGCGCAGCCATGGGAGCACTCCACGCAAATATGTCCAGCTTTAGTAATCTAAGTAAAGCATCAGCCATAACGATTGCCCAAGGAACAGCCGCACTAACAAAACTTGGCATTAGCGGAG